GCCAAATATTCTGAAGCTACAGCGTCGTCGGCAATGACAATGTCATCACCTAGGACAGCGTACATAGTAAATCGGAATCTACCAGCACGCAAGGCTGCAACTTGCACTAGGACATGATGCGTAAGGGCCAACATTGCCCAGCTCGAATATGCCCCCATCGGTTGTCCAACCGCATACTTGTAATCTTTCCCTTTGTAGGACCACCAGATTGAGTTTAGAAGCTCTTTCCAGTGGGAACCTAAATTGGGGAATAAGATATTCAAGATTTGCGCTTGTACATCGATAGGAAGTCTATCCGTAGCCGCTGACAAGTCGAACGAATGGAAAATTGTTCCCGGAGGAGCCATCTCAACTAAACGTTTGAGAGGAGCCTCTTGGTTGAAAGTTCCATCCATAGGAATTCTTTCTAGAACACTCAGGATAAGATTGTGAAGTGGTTTTAAAGCAACCTGGATCCAATAATTGGTAATACCAACTATTCTGGATTTCCCAGCTTGATCTTTAACTACTCCCAACTTACCGATGAATAGTTCCTGAATCCCTCCGAGTATGAATATAAATGTCATAACCGGAGCAGCTACCAACACAATGCAAAGAATCCACGCATTCCAGTAAGACCCATTGAAGTTGTGAAATAAATTATATTTAAATAGTTTAATTCCAACCTTTGGATAAAACAGGAAAGCGGCTGCGTCTAAAGATGCCCCCCAAGTGCTTTTACAAGCATTAGGGGAAGCAGTCTCGAGAACCAGCAACTTGGGTGATTTCATTTGCGGTACCGATAAGGGAAGATTCAATAGTGCTTCAGAAAGCTCCGAAGATGGCATCGTGATACCACTCCCTGAAAACGGATCTAAGATCGTTTTCAGAGAAACTTTGGGAAACACATTGAAAATTCTAAAGACAGACAGAATGGTTAGGATACAAACTATGTTCCGTTGAACTTTTACAGATCGCAAACCGGGAGTTATTCCGTGTTTGCTTGCTTCCTCAGTAACAGGCCCGATGATAAATCGCGCCACGTACCGATGAAGCTCGATCCGTAAAGAAAACGGTAACAAAGTAGGCAGACCGAATCGGTCAGTGGAAACCATGACTCTTCCAGATTTGAAAGATCGTGGTTCGCCCTGCCCTGCAAGAAATCGAACGGTAAGTCTTAATACCTCTTTGAGGTAGAAATAAGTGAAGGATAAACCTCCTTTCTTAATAAGATTACCAATTCGTTTCTGCAGAAGCATTATCCCTGGTCTCAACTCTTCGGATCCACAGGCCCAGATGCACAGGTTAATGAATTTTGTAAATTCATAGCTTGGTTTTAACCAAGTTTTAACCGATGCTTTAGCCAATCGAGGAAGGTTGAAAACATTCATGTTTAAAGCCTTTTAAGATTTTGGTTACTGCAACGTGCTGGGACGTGACCACGAGAGTAGGTTGCTAGCCTTTCCCGCTGATAGGTTCCACGATAGACCTACA